AATACAAATCCTACCTTGTAGCCGTCATCAATGTCAAACTCAGCGGAGGAGACATACGCCTCAATCGGCTGCGGGGTAGACAGGGTGTTGTCGTTTATACCAACCTCATGGCTAACAAGGTTTTTGCTGTACGTTGCGGCAAATGGATTTGTAAGCAAGCCGCTATCCAACCACGCTGTCCTACCCAGGAAACCGTAGTACCAAACCTTTTCAATGTAGTTGTAAACAACATATGTGTTAACCACCGTAGAGCCTTCAGATGGGTAGAACCACCAGACCTCGTTGAAGCCTTCGTTGGTGCTGCAAAACACCTGCTGAGCTTGGTTCAAATTAACCTTGGTATCAGTGTCAGTAAATACAAACTGCCGGAGATCACAGGGTAGGGTCTGTGTACGGCCATCGTACACATAGAACTTATCCACACCCATCCAGAATGCTGTGCCTGCCGCATAGGTAACAGCGTTGGGTGAAATGATAGACAGGTTATCCCCAAGAAGCTGTGAACTCCAGACGATGGTGGGGTCGGAGTATTGCAAGGAATACAGAGATGAATCAGTCCACACCAAAATCTCTTGACGAGCCTGTACAGCAGTCACAATTTTTGACCCGTGAGATAGCTCCAAACTACGCGCTTGATTGGTTGTTTGTGGATACCAAATTGTTGACGACTCCGCATCAGACCAGCGAATGAGCATGGGGTCTTGAGTCGCAGAATCACGCGGGTTAGCCCCAAAAGCAAACACAAATTTAAAAGCGTCAGATACCAACAACCAATTCTGTACTGTGGGTACATCCGTTAGATTCGATATGAACAGGTTACTACCCGTCGTGCTAATCGATACCAGCGATGCACCGCCACGGTCAGTGGATAGGTTGCAGGTTAGCCCCGTTACGTTCTGGATGTAGTAGGTAGTTCCGGCGGTTATACCTGTGGGTATTGACCCACCAGAGGTAAAGTTAATCTGTACGCCCGTGCCTTCAGGGTATACATATTGGAGAGTGAACACCGCAGGAGTACCAACCGCAGCGGTAAGGGTTCCGCCAAGGGAGCTAAGCAACACGCCCCGTGTATTCAGCCCACTTGCCGCTTCCCAATAGTAAATCGGACCACCGACATAGCCAAAAATTAAATCAATCCCGAAGTTAAACTGGCTCCAAACTCTTAAAGTTATTAGATTGGTTGAACCAGTTCCCCATGCTCCAAGACCCCATCCACCACCGCCCCATCCTGACGATTGAACCTGTATTTCAAAGCCAGTGTTAATTTGATAGACAGCAGTAACAGTTCCACCCGCGCCTGTAAAGCTGCCAGTAAACTGAGGGGTTGCAGTGATTACGCCTCCAGGCAGGGTAGTTGCCGTTATAGCCGTACCCGCCGGAGCAGCAGCTAATTTAAACGTATTGCTTGAAGTGTTCACAACATAGTAAGTTGTACCTGCTGTAAACCCCCCAGGCAGCGTACTATCCGCGCTTGATGTTGCAAGCGTAACAGCCACACCGTTTGCCAGCGATGAGGCCCCAGTAAATGTCTGGTAGTCTGTGCCCATCGTCACATCTTGAGTGGTCGATACAACGTAGGTGGTTGTGGTGGCACTGACGATCTGGTACTCGCCGTTAAGGGTAATCCCTCCCGTTGCCGTCGCACCGCTGAAGGTTACGAAGTCATTGGCAATATATCCACCTGTTGCATCAGTAACCTGAAACGTGGTGGCAGATAGCCATGTAAACGGGTTTGTTAGTGTGACTGTTGCCCGGATGGGCGTGATGTCGTTGTACTCCCCACCACGCTCAATATAAAACTTCAGATTAGTACCAACACCTATGTAGGTAGAGGCCGCATTTATCCAGGCCCAAAGTGAACGGCAGATGCCCTTAAAAAAACTTAAGGATATGCGGGTCCAGCCCCCGATCTTTTCGGGAGTACCCTGGCGGAAACGTATCTTGTCACCCTCATACCAACCCTGCTCACTGGTGTATCGGGTGTTTTCCCTGTTTACGCCGGGGCGAAGGGTAAGTTTTTTAAGCGGCATACAGCCCTCACGCCATGTTGATACAGTCCGCTTCGGTAGAGTCTAGCCTACGCATCCAGCCCTTACCGAAGGTAGCGAAGGTATGTAAGCTCTTGTAATGAGCTTCACGCAGGTCGCAGAACTTCTCGATTATCTCCTTTGGATCGTGCGATGCAACAGCTTTCAGGGTGCCGGGACCGATTTGACCGTCCACCGTAGCGCCTACCGCTTGCTGGAGAAACCTTGCAGCGCGGCCAGGACCAGCATTAACGGCGCAGTCAACCACGCACAGATCAACACCAGCAGGAAGCTCATCACCGCGAATAGCATCCCAATACCGCTTTTTGTACAGCGGAGAAACCATCTCAGGGGTGAGCGAGCGCATGTCGGCCTCAGTGGCCGGTTTTCCTGACCATTCTTCCCATACACGTTTTGTTACCCCCAGATTGGTCATCCCGCCAGGATCGTCAGGATGATTGACGTATCCACCCTCCCAATGGAGGATATGCTTGAGTGCTTCGTCCCAGTTTTCTTTCATTTCATTTCCCCGTGGTTTTGGTGAGCAAATCAGTTTTGGCTTGTGACCCAGCAGATGATCCAAAATAATAGGCAATGATGCCCGTCCAAGCGGTGCCCAGGCTACCCAGCATCATCAAGATTGCTGGATTGCTGCTGTCAATCTGATTGAAGAACATCATAACCATGATGCCAAAGAACCCCAGCGTGACTGCACCGGCCAAAATTGGCGGCATCATCGAGCGTGTGGTAGCTTGCATTTCGCGAGCGCTCTTGCGGTCATCAACAGCCAGCTTCTCGAAGTTTAGGCCTAATTCTTGCGCTTGTTTTGCAAGCTCAATCTCGGCCATCTTGACCTGCGCTACCTGATCGGCAGTAAGCTTGTTGCTGGAGATCATGTCTTGGACTTTGTCTTCGTCCACGCCAACGGCTTTGGAGATGGCCGATACAGCCATACCAGCCAGTGGGCCACCCAGTGCGGTGGCAATCGTTGGTGCAATCTGTTTAAGCCAATCCATATCAGCTTCCTCTCTTTGTCAGCATGGCGCTGGCAATCTCCAGCATAAATTTTGTCTGCTCCAGGTTTTTGGGCGGCTCCGTCCAACCGACGGTAACCTGACCGACAAACCTGTTGAAGTCAGGCGGCACACTGACCCGGCAAGTGAACGCCACCCCGTTCTGTATGTACCAAAGCCCGACCTCAGACTGCGCGTAGCGATATTCCCCGCAGGGAATCTCATTCGTCATCAGCTTGACGACATCGGCATTGTTGGATGCGTTTTGCGTGAACAGCCCAACGTCAATGTCTTCAATGCTCTTGTCCCGGCCCTCTTTGGTGTAAGCGCGATACAACGTCCGAGAGTTGAAAAGCGGATTGACCTTGAATATGGCTACAACCGTTGCGCCGGTCTGCTTAAACAACATTGCAGAAGTGTCCTCCACCCGCGCTGTGTTTATTTCAGGCAGCTTCTTGGACTCTTTGTATGCATCGCGGATAAAGTCCTGGCTCTCGTACAAGGCATAGCCAGCAAAAGCAATCACCGCCATCAAGATTACCGCAAAGAGTTTAAACGGCGAATCCACATACCCAAGAACTTTGTCAAGGGTGGTGTTGGCGTTGAGCTTCTCGGTCATCGCACTTGCCCAGTAACGATCTGTATCACGACCCAGGCAATCACACCAGCAGAGGCAATAGCAACGACGCCGCCAACAACCAGGGTGATTATCTCTTCCATTTCCTCGGCGCGTTTCTTATCTGCTTCTTTCTTGCGTCTGGCAGCATGAGCCGCTTCAACTTCCATATGCTGGGCGCGGATGGTGATTTTTTGCCAGACATCCATTTTGTTGCTCTGGAAGAAGAGCATCTTGACCTGCTCTTCAAACTCCCTGGCCTGCTCAAGCGCCATCTCAAGCTCAAGCGCCTTGCCCAGAGCAGATCCTTTAAAGTCACCGCTCTTTGATTTCTCAACCACCTCGATGGCCTGGGCCTTGGCATCAAAGTATTTTCCAAGCACCGGCCCCAGGCTCTGCACATCTTGTACGGTGGCAACAGCCTTCTTTACAAGATTTACTGCCGACGAAACGGCTGCAAGGGCGGTGATTGGGTCGATCATCTCATTAGCTCCGACGCTACGTCAGTCTTCCGCTTTGGGCTGCTCAACAGGTGCCTCCCCTTGGGCAGCGGCCTGCTTCTGAATTTCGTTGATCAAACCGGCAACTTCCACAAAAGGGCGGGTGCCCAGGTATTGCAGGATAGCGTTAACAAGTGGCAGTGTCAGTTCAATTTTTTGATCGTTCATGCTTGGCCCCAGGGCAAGGGAGGCGTAACCACAGGCGGGTTGATCTGGTTGTTCAGTTGCTGCTGCACAGCGGCTTCAGTGGCTGCTTTGTCCACACCGTTAGCCCAGACCCAGCCAAGCACAGTTTGTTCGGTAAGTTGATCGTACGGAACAAATGGCTCACTACCACTGTATGCCACAGCACAAGTGCTATACACGGATGCGTTGTAAACAATCTCATCTTGCTCTTGTGTTCCGTTGCATGACCAATGAACATTTATTACAACATCAGCATTTCCTTGTGAGCGCGGATAACAATCAAGCGCACTCACAACCCAAGTGATAACTTTTGACATTTCAAGCTCCTTTCAAGCCATGATTTGCAAAAATGCCGTGAGCCATCTCACGCCACAATTCTATAAATTCTGTTGCAAGCTCTTTGGATTTGAAACCACCAAGCTCATGTAGTTTGTTGTTGTAAGAAATCCTACACCGCCAATTTGGTGAGTTTTTTAATTTGCTTACGCCTTTTATGCCAAACGTATTGTTTTTCTGAGCCACCCTGTTTTGGTTGTTTTGGGATTTTGTTGCGGCTCTAAGATTTTCAATACGATTATCATCTTTTATGCCATTGATGTGGTCAACAAACTCTGGCATATAACCATGATGGTACAAAAACATCAGACGGTGCGCTTTGTATTGATAGCCATGTACGCTAATAATTCTGTAACCGTGCTTGTGAATGTAGCCAGCAACATCACCAACTAGATTGCCAGTGCGATTGGTTGCCATCTCTTTCCAATACAGCACACCATCCCTGTACTCAAACAGGCGATGCGCCTCTTCTTGTGTCAGGGTGGTCATGATTACTTTCCTTCAAGTTGTGCCACACGGGCGGTCAAAGATTCGATAAGGGCTTGCTGCTCTTGGATTGCAGCGGTCAGAGTTGCCACCAAAAAGCTGGTGTCGATGCCTTGGTAGACAGGCTTGCCTTCAGCATCCACTGCATCCTTCTGGCCTGTCACGCACTGAGGCACAACTTCAGCAAGTTCGTGAGCAATGAAGCCTTCACCGTCAGAGCTATCCACCTTCCACTTGTAGGTCACGGGATTGAACGCAGCGACCTTAGCCAAAGCACCAGTCATAGGCTGGATGTCTTCTTTCAGGCGGTAGTCGGAGGAGGTGACGTAGGCTGTGGCAGTGTTGGTGTAGGTAATCTCTCCAACAGCAGTACCGCCATTTCTAAACTGAGCCGCCGTTGACGTTGATGTCGTTGTGGTTCTGTCCCAAAGAACAGTCGGAGCGCCTGCGGAGTTATTGGGCGCAATGCTAAATCCACCAGCGCCGCCGTTACTCGTCGTCCCCACCAGCAAATTCCCACTGGAGTCGATGCGGGCGCGTTCGGTGGCGTTTGTCAAAAAAGCAACAGGATGATTAGTCAACGTACCCAAATAACCAAGGTTTGAACCCGTGGTTCCGAGGTAGTTGGATACAGTGCCATCCCGATAGGCAATACCATTACCTGTGCCGCCCTTAACATCAAGTCGATAAGAGGCAGATGTGTCACCAATCACTAAATTACCACTGGAGTCGAACGTAGCGACAGTCGAGCCAAGTGTGTAGTTGTAAATTCGAAGATTTGCTCCGTTCGTTCCTTGGGTTGTCAAATTCCAACGAGAAGTGCTGTTTGTTTGGAACAGCAAACCTGCATTACCATTTGCAGACCCCGTGTTAGAAATGAACCCTCCATCACCGGAGCCAGTTCCAGATTCAGTTACCCGTCCTTGCCCAGAAACATCCAGTTTTGTTCCCGGCGAACTCGTCCCAATACCCAGCCCTGTGCTGGTCAGGCGCATTTGTTCGGCGTTGCCATACAGAAAGGCTGTATCGTGGTTTGTGGTTGTGCCAATCTGAGCGCAGTTCGGTGAGCCGCTGTTTGGGCCTCGAAATACAGCAGTCCTACCGTCGGCGTCAGCCAAAGAAATGTAGGCTTGGTTTGTGTTGACCGTGGTGGTCAACTGGATGTTTGAAGTGGCTGTACTAAGAGCAATACGACTCCCATCAAACGTCAGCGCAGACCCAGTGGTCAGAGCACTGCTTGACGAGGCATAGACCACGCCATTTGCGGTGAAGCTTGTCAGGCCCGTGCCTCC